AAAAGTCAACATATACGTAAATGTAGAATTGTTGAAATTTAGAAAAGTATTGTAAGTATTGAAAATAAAGAGTTTTTGAAGATTTAATAATTTTTAAATTCTTAGAGAAAATTCTGTAAAAATACATAATTTTTTGACGGTAGTATACAAGTAGTATACAAATTGTTAGTGAAATATGCATAAAAAAATACCGGGATATTTGTTCCCGGTATTACATTTATTAATTTATTTTTTCCATTTCCTTTCTCATTTTCTCGATATTGGTGTGGGTGTATTTTCTTGTCATTTTGATATTAGTGTGGCCTAAAATTTGAGTTATAGCACTCTCATTAGTTGACACATCTGTTATCATTGTTGCGAACGTGTGTCTTGTATCGTGCACTGTGTGTTCCATTCCCAGTTTATCCATTATCTTCATAAATTCATTTTTTCTGAAATTATTGTATAGATAATACCCTTCTTCTGACTTATTTGGAATCAGGAAAAATGTTTTATTGGTCATTCTTTTAGCTATAAGTGGAAGTATTTTGGGGTGTATCGGGATTACTCTATTTTTACCTGCTTTGGTTTTACTTCCGCCAATTATGGTGTTCTCTTCAAAATTTATGTTCTCTTTTGGAAGTTTTAGCAGTTCATTTATCCTCATACCAGTGTAAATTAATATGAGTATCACATCAATGTAATCAAATTCATTCAGATTAGCCCATAATATGGCAATTTCCTCTTCTGTAAATATCTTTCTTTCAATTCTATTTCTGTGCCTAGGAAGTTTTATAAACTTGCTGTAGTCCTTGTCTATAATATCCAGTTCCATAGCTTTTTTTAGCACCAGTCCAATAAATGATTTTAAATTCTTCAAAGTTCCAGTCGAGAGTTGAGGCATGCTGTCGATAAAAGTTTGGAGCTCAATAGCTTTTACATCTCTAATTTTTTTATTGTGCAGCGGCTTTAAATACCTGTAATACATTTTATATGACTTTAAGGTTAAATTTTCAATTGCTTGTTCCTTTTCTTTGATAAACCTGTCCATAACCTCTCTGACTGTAATTTTTTCCAGGTCTATGTCATAGGGATTAATGTTATATTCAGCGAGGGCCTGCATAGCCGCTTTCCTTGTCTCAAAATATCCTATGTATTTAAAAGTCTGTTTACCTTCACCATTATAACCAGTTGTAATTCTGGCACCAAAAGGCTTTCTTCTTTTTCCGCCCAGTTTTATGACGGATCCATATCCATTTGGATTTTTCATAAAAAAATCACACTCCTTGTATTGAATTTTAAAGGTTTGTGTGATATACTTCTATTGGTGTTTGTGAGTATATCACATTGCTTAGTCCCTATTGCCGTAGGGGCTATTTTTTGTTATTTTAAATCAATTTCTATATTTCCGCCTGTGTTAGAGAAAAAAGTGCTTCCAAGTTTCAATTTTAGATTCTTTGATTCTGCAATATCTTTTGGAACATCAAAAAATACTCGCTTTTTGATTTTAACTCCGGGGTTAATACTGTCATAATTCAAACCGTCGTCTACCATAACCATAGTAGGTGAATATTGAGTGTCTTCTGAATAAAGTTGGAAACTTCCCGAATCAAGAGAAATCATTTCTTTTGATATGTTTTTTATAGTAACATATAGAATCAAAAATTTATTATCTTCTCCATTAGGTTTAAATGATAAAAAACCACTTTTATCACTAACACTAGATGCTGAAGTTTTGTCGTTTACTGTAAGTTCAATATTTTTAGTGTTTACAATATCCCCGATTTTAAACTTTTCAATTTTATCTTTTTCGTTAGACACTGAAGTTTTAGTTGTACCAGATATATTGTTCTTATCTTTCCCTATATTTCCAATAATACCTATAACAACCAGTAAAATCAGTAAAATAAACCACCATCGTTTATAGATAGGTTTTTTCTCATAATAAACTCTTCCGTCTTCTCCAATAATTTTTCTTGCCATAATTTTTCCTTTCAAAAAATTTTTGTTTTTATAAATATCTAATCAAATCATTCAGTAATTTGCTATTCTCATCATTCACAAGGTTATCCGGAATTAAATTACTGAAGATTAATCCAGCCGCAAAGTAGTTTGCCTCATCTTCCACCTGTTCCGTTCCAAACAGGTAGTTCTCTTTCATGAACACTACGCTTCCAAAATCTTGAAAAGAGTGCCCCAGCTCATGCGAACAAACTATTCTTTTAGTCAGTTCGTCGTATCTTGAATTAATTATGATACATTTTTCGTCCTTTATTTTACAGTACATGCCAAAAAACGACTTGAATTCATCTATGTAGATAACCTTTATTCCTAGCAGATCGCATAAATCAAAGGGGTTGCTTGTATTATGTTCCGTTATCAGTTTCCTCGCAAGGCTTTTAAACTTGTCATAGCTTTTCAATTTACGCATTTATGCTATTCCTCTTCTTTCTTTTTTCGTTGTTTTAATAAAATATCAATCACCACATTTTTGAAAACTGCCATATCGTGGTCGTCGTCCCCAATGTCATTAAAGAATAGCAGCCGGTTAGTCTGAGTAACTTTGTTAAACTCTGCCAGCTCTTCAGGTGTCAATACACTTGTGTCAACTTCTGGTATTTCAGGTTCTTGCTGAGTTATATTTGCATTTCGTTCCATAGGAACGTCATATCCCATTAACCAAACTTCATTTACATCTAGTATATTTGCAAATTCTGCGATTCTGCTTCTGCTGGGTTCGTATCTTCCTGAAATATATTCACTAATAGTGGATGTGTTAATTCCTGATATTTCCGAAAGTTTAGATTGGGACATATTTTTTCGCTTTAAGGCACTTTTAAGTCTAGCACCAAATTCTTCCACATTATTATTTGTTTTCATCAGTCCTTTTCTCCTCTTCTTTTTGTCATTGATAGTATACCCCATAATCTCGTAAAATACAAGAAAAAAATATCAAATTCAAAAAAAAATCGTAATTAACGAAAAAAAATCTTGACATTTTAAAAATTACAGTGTATAATCATTTCGTAAAATACGAAAAAAGGAGGTGATGGGATGGAATTTGATAACAGTAAGTTAAGAGGTAAAATTCGTGAATTATTTGGAACGGAACAAAAATTTAGTGATGCAGTAGGCATATCAAAATCCGCATTAAGTGCTAAATTAAATAACAATTCTGAAATTAACAGAGATGAAATGTTAAAAATGATAGATTTGTTAAATATAGAAAAAGAAGATATCTTTGAAATATTTTTTTTAACTATATAATTCGTATTTTACGAAAAAGATGAGTATTGCAAACATCTAAAAAAATGCTGGCTGGAACGAGAAAACTTAAATAAAGAAAGTGAGGGCGATAAATGAATTTAATTAAAGTATTAGTAGAAAATCAAAACGGAATTTTAGTAACAACAAGCAACAGAGTGGCACAGGAATTGGGAGTAAGTCATAAACATTTATTAGAAAAAATTGAGGGCTATATTGGAAAATTTACGAAAGCCGAAACTTCGGCTCTCGAAGAAAATGCTGAAAAATTCTCGAAAACGGAATCTTCCGTTCTCGGTAAGACATTTGATTTTACTGAGTTTTATATACCCAGTTCATATAAAGTAAAGGGAAACTTTAAAAGTTATAAAAACTACTTAATTACAGAAAAAGGAATCGCACAGTTAATCGGAGGGTATTCAGCAGCAGTTCCAAAAGCATTTGATTTAAATGTAGCATATATCAATGAATTTGAAAGAATGAAAAAGGCTTTGAAGAAACCAATGTCCATTCCAGAACAGCTTTTAATGAACGCCCAATGGATGGTAGAAGCGGAAAACAGAATAAACAATGTTGAAAACGAAGTAGCTGAAACAAGAGAGAACATTGGAGTTATGCAAAAAGAAATAAGCAGAATAGGACATAACGAAAGAAGAACAATAACAAGTAACCATTTGACAGTGATAGCCTACGCAAATATGAAAGGTATTAAACCTAACACATATAATTCAAGTGCTATTGGAAAAAAGGCGACAAAACTCTGTAGGGACAGAGGGCTGTTGACAGGAACTGTTGTGGATAGCAGATATGGTTATATAAACACTTACCCTATTGAGGTCTTGGACGAGATATTTTTTGGGTAATTTAAAATTGATGAGTATTGCAAACATCTAAAAAAATGCTGGTAGGAACGGGAAAATTTATTATAAGAAAGTGAGATGGGAAAATGGAAAAAGAAATAAAGGAGGTGTGAGAAGTGACGATCAAAGAAATATCAGTTATCATAAGTTTAATAACGATTGTTTATTCTGTAGCAGGAATGATAATAAGTACAGTGATGACAAGAAAAGGAAAAGACACTTCAACTTTTGCTGAAGTGTTCATAGTTTCAAATTTAATGTTGGGTGCAATAAATTTAATGTTTATAATTCTTTCAAAGTTAATCGGAAATGTTGCAATCAATTTTTAAATCTTCACATATTGATTTATACTCTTTTAGCATTAGCAAAGAGATTTTATCGTATAAGTTCATAATAGAATCTAAGTGTTGAGACAAATAAGAATCACGGCTTATCTCAGATAAATCATTAGAATTTTCTAGTTCATATGAAGCACTAGATATTGTGAGATAAGCATTAAATTGAGGAACCAAAACTTGAACATTGCTAGGAACTAAATGGATATTATTTTTAAGCGTTTCTAATGTTGTTTTGTAAATTTCCAAATAAGGGAACAACTCCACACAATTAACCCTGTTTGTAGGTATTTTGTAAGACTTGTATTCCAAATATTCTTGTAAAAAAGGGACATAAAGATTAGTTATTTTACTTTCCTGTAATTTAATTCTTTCTTTTTCGTTAAACATTTTTTCTTGATGAACAAGAAAATTTTTAGACTGCTTATAAATAGCTAAAACAGAAGCTATATTTACCAAAATACCAAGCATGTTTATGACGTTGTTAAACAAATCATTATTATTTGACATAATAAACACCATCCTTTTTTATATAATATATCTTTATTATATCAAAAAGGATATACAAAAACAACAGGAGGAGAAATGAAAAAGCAAATACTATTGAAAATACCTGAAAATTTGAAAACTCGACTTCAAAAAGAAGCGAAAGAAAAAGGACTATCGTTGAACGGTTATATAACTAATTTATTGTGGAATGTAATCGAAAAGAAAAAGCGATTAAAAAGGGAAAGTTCTGAGGAATTGGGAGTTAATTAGGAAAAGAAAAATGTCGTTAAGGGACTAAGTAATGAAAATAAAAAACAAACACAAAAAAAATTTAAGGGACGGCAATCCCGGAAAGGAAAAAAGGCTATGGAAGTTTCGGAATCCTGGATAAGGAAACAGGCTACAAAATTACAACTATCAATAAAGGAAGCCGCTGAATTTGTTGGCAAAGGGCAGCAGTATGTGAGAGTGGGCCTGCAAAAAGGCAGACTTAAATTTGGAACAGCGGTACCTAAATTTAAAGACGAAAATGAAAGAGAAGCAAGAAGAAGGGCTGGGAAACACAATTGGGATTACGACATTCAGCGTATTCAAGTTGAAAAATACGTTGGGATAACATATGAAGAGTTTTTAAAAATGAAATTTGGAGGGATTTAAAATGAAGTATGACGCTTTAGTAATGGTAAACAATCAAAATAAAGAAACAAGAAGAAAAATGGAAGAAAGAAAAATTAAGAACAGAATCAGGAAACTTGTAAGAAAGGTTGGGCTATCAAAATGACAGTCAGGGAAAAACTTGAAATAGAAATGGACAAGGAAGAGATTAAGAAATGGGAGGGAAAAAATGCTTACAGTGAAAAATCTGATAAAGATACTGTTCCTGGTAACAATGACAGTACTGGTTCAGTTGGAAGTGATTAGGGAAAAAGGGCGATGGGTCGCTGGAGGAAACTTGGCATTTCCAATACTGCTGACTGTACTTCTTTGGTGGAATTGGTTTTTTAAGAAAAAATTGAAATGATGGAGCAGGTTATGAAACTGAAAAGGAAATTAAGAAAGCAGAAAGAAAAGCAGGAACTGGTGTCAAAGGCGCTGGACTATAAAGAGTTTTCAGCACAGAAGAACGAAAAGACAAAGGTTTTCTCGATGATGGCATTGTCAAATCTGTGCAAGCATTACAGGAATTATTTCAACATACCTAATATCACAGACGAAAATCTTGTAAACGGCGATACAAAAATACCTATGCTGACTGAGAAAAATACCCTCTGGTGCACTTTTAAGCTTGAGGACATTATTCAAAGAACTTTCAGGGCTGTGAGCAGGCTCATACAGGAATACGAGTATGAAGATTTACAAAATCCGAACCAGCGTAAGATAAAAGATTTTAAAAATGAATTTGTGATTGTTGAGTTTTCCAAGATGTATCAAAAGGAACTGATGGAACTAAAGTTCAGATTTGGTAAATATCTGAAAAGCAATTACAAAGAAACCGAGAAGGCTTTAAAAGAGATGGTTGTACTGTTTGCTTACTATGAGATATTTAAAAAGCAGATTCAGGACAAACTGAATGATTTCAGTAAAAATAACAGGATGTACATGAAAACTTTTATCACGAAGACAGACAGGAAGTTTGAAGAAATAAAAGATGTCATTATAGAAGGTGGAGAACCTGACTTCAAAAAGGATATGCTGGAGCTTCTGAAATTTGAGGAGGCTGGGATTAAGATTAAATGGGTTGGGTACAGCAGGAAAGCGGCTTTGAAAATGAAACAAGGAATAAATTAAAAATAGTGGAGGTATAAAAATATGATTGGGATTCAAGTAGATGAAGACGAACTTTTGATAGACGGAACTATTAAATGTGAATCAGAAGAGGATTATTATATGATACTTGATGAGCTTTACAGGGATAGAAGGGAGGAAATAGAAAATGAGAACTTTGACTGATGTTCCAATAGGAATAAACGGAAAAATCCATTATGCAGATGTTATGGTACGTGGAACTGTTTCAGAAAAGTCAGAATGGATTTTGGAAGAGTTTAAGAAGCTGCCGCTTTATCTTCAGGAAAAAATGCTGAAAGATCTGGGAATACTAAAAAAAATGCCGATACTACAAATATCGACAATATACAAAAATAAACTAAGTAATTATACCACTAAGAAAGGAAAAATGCAATATGTCAGAAAAGTTAAATGTGACAGTAAGAACATGGGAACTTTTGGAAGCTGTTAAAATTGTAGAAAATTTTATAAGTACTGAAAAAATAGGGAAAGAATACCTTAAAGGAATTTGTATTGAAACAAACCAAAAAGAGAACATATTGATTTTGAGAACAACAGATTTAAAAATATCTGCAAAAGTTGAGATGTTAGGACAAGTAAATAAGGCTGGGAAAGCTGTGGTTTCGTGTAAAATCTTTAAAGATTTAATAAAAGGCATTTCTGGTACTAATGTCAACATAGCAATTGAAAAAGAAAAAATGGTTATTCAAACAGCAAATTCTAAAAGCTTAATTTCATTAATAGAGGATGTAGAGTTCCCAGTATGGGCTGGGGTAGACAAACTAAAATATTATTCAGTACAAAAATCAGATTTGAAAAATATATTTGAGAGTGTAAAATTCTCTGCTTCAGTTAATCCTGAAAATGAGGCAGTGAATTGTGTAAAACTTGAGTACGAAGAAGAGAAATTAAAAGCCGTTGGAACTGATACGTACAGATTGTCCTATGCCGAAATTGATTTGAAGGATGGCGAGAGTCATCCTGAAGAAGGACTTAATGCAAGCGTTCCTTTGAAAGCGGTTAATGGACTTGTTAAATCTATGAAATCAAAATTGGGAATTCCTAGAGAAAAAGTGCTGATTATTTGTGATGGTGATAAGGTGCTGTTCAGGTTTGCAGGAATTGAAATTGTATCGGATTTAACTAAGTTAGAATTTCCGGATTATAAAACTATAATTAAGAATTTGAATGTGGATAAACAAGCAGTTCTTCACACAAAAGATTTTATTGCTGTGCTTAAAAGGGCTTACTCCATAGCAAAAGACAACAAGGAAGCTAAAAATGGTGCGATATTTGATTTTAGCCAAAATAAACTGACAATAAAATCAATTGATGAATTCTCGGAGTTTAGAGAAGAAATCACAACACTTTACATTGGAGAGGATTTAAAAATATCATTGAATGTAAAATTTTTAATTGACTTTATTGGTAAAGTTAAGGATAAAACAACAGTGATTAAAATGTTAGGCAATAAAAGTACTATACTTGTAAAAGGTGAAACTGATGATAATTGGATATATCTGACAATGCCTTTGGCATTGAGAGAATACTAAAAAAAAGAGGTTGAATAATGAAACTGGAAGTACAAAAAAAGCAATTGTCAAATGAAAGAAAATTAGATGAAATTATAAAATTGATGAAGGAGATATTATATAATGGAATTAAAATTAGTAATCGAGATTGAAGAAGGAAGCAAACCAATAATTAAAGAGTTTTCAAGGGCGTTATTAGCGCTTGGGAATACTACGACAATTACAAATCCTGCCGGAACAGTAGTTGGAAAAATTCAGAAATTTATGCAGCCAACACCTGCAGAAGATGAGTATGCTAAACAAGAGTTGAAAAATTGGCAGACTAACGATGTAAAAGAAGTTGAAGCGAAAAATGACACTGTGGAAAAGTCTGAGAACATTGTGGAAAAAACTCAAAAGAAAGTTGAGGAGAAGCCGAAAGAAGAAGCCAAAACTGTAGAAACAGAAGCACCTAAAAAAGAAGAAAGTGTTCCAGCGGCTGCTGTTCCAACTTTAACACTTGAACAGTTAAGAGCTGGATGTGCTGAAATGTCAAGGCTTGGAAAAGGTGCTGAATTAAGAAATCTCATAAGAGAAGTTTATAAGATACAAAAACTGGATGACCTGGATCCTAAAAACTACGAAAGTTTTGCGGATAATTTAAGAGAGTTAGGAGTAAGAATCTAATGGAAGGAAACCACAAGGATAGAAACCATGCCCTGCTTAGTGCTAGCGGGGCTGGCAGATGGATGAACTGCAACCCAAGTGCAAGGCTTGAGGACATGTTCCCCGATTGTTCAAGCGAGTATGCGGAAGAGGGGACTTTAGCTCATGAAATATCGGAGCTGAAACTGACTAAATACTTAAAACCTATGAGCCTTCGTACATTCAACAGCAAAATGAAAAAGCTGAAGTCACATAAGCTGTACAAACCTGAAATGGAAAACTACACAGATGTTTATGTGGATAATATAAAGGAGCTTCTGATGTCATTTGATAAGCCAGGTACGGCTGAGATTGAAAAAAAAGTTGACTTTAGTGAGTATGTTCCAGAAGGCTTTGGGACTTGCGACTTTGTTACAGTGGATAATGGCACTTTGTACATACGCGATCTAAAGTACGGAAAAGGTGTGCCAGTATCGGCAGAGGACAACCCACAGCTTATGCTTTATTCACTAGGAGCTTATCTTGAATTTTCACTGTTCAATGACATTGAAAATATAAATATGGGAATTATACAGCCGAGACTGGACATCGTAAGCATATTTGAGATTTCGGCAGACGAACTTATGGAATGGGCAGAAAATGAGGTCAAGCCTAACGCTGAGAAAGCATTCAAAGGTGAAGGTGATTTTAAGGTTGGACAATGCACGTTCTGCAGGGCAAGGGCTTTATGCAGGGCTAGAGCGGAAGCCAATATGTCGCTTGAAACAGAGATGAAGCTTAAAGGGAATGTTTTAAGCAATGAAGAAATGGGAGAAATTCTTAACAGGGCAAGGGATGTCGTAAAATGGGTTAAGGATATTGAAAATTACTGCCAGCAAGCAATACTTCGAGGAGAGTATGTGCCAGGATGGAAAGTTGTTGAAGGGAGATCAGTAAGAGCGTTTTCAGATACTGAAAAAGCCATAGAGGTATTGAAAGAAAAAGGAGTTGCAGAAGAAATAATATATGAAAGAAAAATGCTTACTTTGGCACAGCTTGAGGGAGTAGTAGGGAAAAAAGATTTCAATGAGTATGTAGGGGATTTTATAATAAAACCCAAAGGTAAACCTACATTAGTGCCGGAGTCAGATAAAAGGGCTCCGTATGTAAATGATGTTATCAATGCAAGTGATGATTTTATAAATTTAGACAATAATGGAAAGGATGATTAGAATGGAAAATTTAAATGGAACTAGAGTAACAGTAAGAGGGAGATTAAGCTATGTGCATGTATTTAAACCGCATGCATCAGTACCAGGAGCAGAGGAGAAGTATAGCACAACGATTCTTGTGCCAAAAACTGATGTGGAAACAAAACAGAAAATAGACGCGGCAATAAAAGCGGCTACGGAGTTAGGAGTATCAGAAAAATGGGGCGGGAAAATGCCAAATACAGTATTTACCCCAATTTGGGACGGAGACGGCGTGAATAATAGCGGAGACCCGTTTGGTCCTGAGTGTAAGGGGCATTGGGTGTTTACAGCCTCTGCAAAAGTTGACTATCCTCCGCAAGTAGTTGACAGAAGGGTACAGCCTATAACAGATCAGAGTGAAATTTACAGCGGATGTTATGCAAATGTGGCGGTTAATTTCTTTCCGTATCTGTTCCAAGGGAAAAAAGGAATAGGTGCAGGATTAGGGAACGTACAGAAAATTAAGGACGGAGAAAGCCTTGCAGGTGGAAGAACCGCCGAACAGGATTTTGAAGTTGTCGATGATGAAGATGAAGCTTTATATTAATAAAATTTTAGATAATCACGTGGGTTTATCCTGCGTGGTTATTTCAAACTAAGGAAGGATAAAAATCAGATGGATGTATTAAACATAGATATTGAAACGTTCAGCAGTGTGGATATAGCAAAAGCGGGGCTTTATAAATATGCCCAGAGCCATGATTTTGAAATCCTTCTTTTTGCTTATTCGCTAAACGGCTCTGATGTAAAAGTTGTGGATTTGGCTCAAGGTGAGAAGATACCAAATGAAATAGCCGAGAAATTAAACGATGGGAAAACTTTACTGCGAGCCTACAATGCCGCATTTGAGTGGTACTGCCTTAATCAGGCTGGATATTCGACATCATTAAATCAGTGGGAGTGCACAATGATTCACGGCTATTATGCAGGCTATCCTGGTGGACTGGAAAAAGTTGGTAAGGCACTGGGATTTAAGGGCGATAAGAAAAAATCAGCAACAGGGAAGGCTCTTATAAAATACTTTAGTGTCCCTTGCAAGCCTTCAAAGAGAAATGGCGAGAGAACCAGAAATATGCCGCACCATGAACCTGAAAAATGGCAACTGTATATCGAGTATAACAGGCAGGATGTTGTGGCAGAAATGGCAATTGCCGATAAACTGAGAAGCGTCATCGTTCCTGAATTTGAATGGGATTTGTGGAGAACAGACATAAGAATGAATGCTAATGGAATTAAGATTGACACGGAACTTGTCGATAGCGCATTGTATGTAAGTGATACCTGGAATGAACATTTAATGGAGACCGCGAGGCGGATAACAAATCTGGACAACCCAAACAGTACGGCTCAATTGTCAAAATGGTTAAATGAAAATGGTGCAGAAGTAGAAAACTTACAAAAAGCAACTGTGAAAAAACTGATTGACGACACTTCAGGGGATGTGAAGAAAGTTCTTGAAATAAGGCAGGAGCTTAGCAAGACAAGTACTAAAAAATATGTGGCAATGAGAGAAGCGCTTGGAAACGACGGAAGAGTAAGGGGGCTTTTGCAGTTCTACGGAGCCAACCGTACTGGACGATGGGCTGGGAGGCTTGTCCAGGTTCAGAATCTTCCACGAAACTACTTGGCAGATCTTGACGACGCAAGGGAAATTGTAAAAAGAAGAGACGTTGACACGTTAAGCGTTCTGTACAGCAACATACCTGACACTTTGTCACAGCTAATCCGTACAGCTTTCGTTCCGGAGGAAGGGAAGAAGTTTGTAATTGCCGACTTCTCAGCAATAGAAGCAAGAGTGATTGCATGGCTTGCTGGAGAGCGGTGGAGAACTGAAGTGTTCAGGACTCACGGAAAAATTTACGAAGCGTCAGCTTCGCAGATGTTCGGAGTTCCAATTGAGACAATCGCAAAAGGCAAAGAAAATTATCATCTGAGACAGAAAGGAAAAATTGCCGAACTTGCATTGGGGTATCAAGGTGGACCAGGTGCATTGACTGCAATGGGCGCGATAGACATGGGGCTTACTCAGGAAGAGTTGCCTGAAATTGTACGTATGTGGCGAAATTCAAACCGCAGAATAGTTGACTTATGGTACAGCCTCGGAAACGCCGCCGCAGATGTAATTGAATCAGGCTCAAGGGTAGCAGTAAAAGACTTGTTATTAAGCAGGGAAGGTGATCTGGCAAACGGTATGGACTTTTTTACCATAACGCTTCCGAGTGGGCGTAAACTGTATTACGCTAACCCTGGAACTAGGGAAAATAGCTGGGGGTCACAAGTTATTACTTACAAGTCAAGTAATCAGACAAGCGGAAAATGGGAAACAACAGATACTTATGGCGGAAAATTAACGGAAAATGTAGTTCAGGCTATCGCAAGAGACTGCCTTGCTGTGTCGATAAAAAGATTAACTGAAAAAGGATTTAAAATCGTAATGCACATTCACGATGAGGTGGTTATCGAGGCTCCTATGGAAACAACTGTGGATGAAGTGTGCGAGATAATGGGACAGGATATTGAATGGGCTGAAGGGCTTATATTAAGGGCTGACGGCTTTGAAACAATGTACTATAGAAAAGATTAGTTGAAGGGAGGAAAAAATGACAAACAGGGAAATAATAATATCGACCGCTGGAAGCAGGAGAGAAACACACTGGAAAACTGAAAAGCTGCTGTGGAGTGAATTTATTAAAAGGCTTGAAAATCCTACAAGGACAGCTGAAACGTATGAAAAGTTTATGAAGCTAAAAAAATCACAGCAGGATAACCTGAAAGACGTCGGAGGATTCGTTGCCGGAGAACTGAAAGATGGGAAGCGTAAAAATACGAACTTGTTAAGCCGTTCGCTAATCACCCTGGACCTTGACAACATTCCAAGTGGCAGAACAAAAGAAGTTATGGAAAAGGTGAAGGATTTGAACGTGTCGTATGTGATACACCCCACCCGTAAGCACTCTGAAGCTGCTCCAAGACTAAGGGTTATGATTCTTACAGACAGAGATATGACACCTGACGAGTATGAACCTGTATCAAGAAAAGTCGCCCAGAGATTAGGGATTGAAATGTGCGACCCTACAACTTTTGAACCTGCAAGGCTTATGTTCTGGCCAAGCTGTTCGCAGGATGTGAATTATAAAATTTATTATAGTTTCAGCCTTGATAATCCGCCAGTATCAGTTGACGGTACGCTTAATCTATACGATGACTGGAAAAACATGATCGAGTGGCCACAAGTTCCTGGAGCTGAAAAAGTTACGGATAGGCTTCTTAAAAAACAGGAAAATCCATTGGAGAAAAGCGGGCTGATTGGGGCCTTCTGCAAAACTTTTACCATAGCTGAAGCAGTGGAAAAGTTTATTCCGGAAGAGTACGAAATATCAGATGACGGAAAAAGAATGACGTACACTCAAGGAAGCACATTTGGCGGAGCTATAATATATGACGACGTTTTTGTCTACTCGCACCATGCAACGGATCCTTGTAGCGGGAAACTGTGCAATGCTTTCGATATGGTAAGGCTCCATAAATTCTCTGATATGGATGCAGATTCAAAGGAAGGAACGCCTACAAGCAAACTTCCTTCATTTGCTGAAATGTCAAGACTTGCAAGAGAAATAAAAGAAGTGTCATCAGCACTAAATAAAGAAAGATACGAAAAGGCGGCACAGGATTTTACAACAATTGATGACGAGGATACAGATATTGAGTGGATGAACCAGCTGGCAGAAAATGAAAATGGGAAATATTTGAAAACTATAAAAAATATAGAAATTGTACTGGAAAACGATATAAATTTAAAAGAAAGGTTTGCTATAGATGAATTTGCAAACAGGGCGATGGTTATGGGAACTACGCCATGGGACAATAGAGGTGAAATAAGACAGTATGAGGAAGTAGACGACAGCGGTTTAAGAAACTATCTTGAAAACAGGTACGGACTCACTGGCGAAAATAAGGTCAATGATGCACTTCTGCTTGTCTCACACAAAAGACGATACAACAGCGTAAGGGATTATTTGGAGAGCGTCAAGTGGGACGGCAAGCCTAGAGTGGAAACTCTTTTAAGAGACTATCTCGGTGCGGAGGACAGCATCTATACAAGGGAAGTGATGAAAGTATCTTTGGCGGCCGCAGTTGCAAGAGCCGTTGAGGGCGGAGTAAAGTACGACTATATGCCAATATTCACTGGAAAACAGGGAATTGGTAAAAGTACATTCTTGGCAAAGCTTGGTAAAAATTGGTATTCTGACAGCCTTCAGACTTTTGAAGGCAAGGAAGCTGCCGAAATGATCCAGGGAACATGGATTAATGAACTTGGGGAGCTTACAGGATTTAACCGAAGTGAGACTAATTTGATAAAGCAGTTTTTAAGCAAGCAGGACGACATTTACCGTAAGGCTTACGGGAGAGTTACAGAGAAATATCCTAGACGTTGCGTGTTCTTTGGAACTTCAAATGATTCGGAGTTTCTAAGGGACAGGACGGGGAACAGGAGGTTCTGGCCAGTTGAAGTTGGGATTGTGAAGCCTAAGAAGAGCATTTGGGAAAACCTTGACAATGAAGTTGACCAGATATGGGCAGAAGCCTATACAAATTATATTATTGGAATGGACTTATTTTTAACTGGAGAAGCATTAAAGATAGCGGAACAGAAGCAGGAAGAGCATAGAATTTCAAATGCAAAGGAAGGGATTGTAATCGATTTTCTGGAAAAGGAAATACCTGAAGACTGGCATAAATGGGACTCGGAAAGAAGAAAGGGTTTTTACAGCGGTTTCAATGCTGAGGGTATTAGATTGGTCCCCAGAGATAGAGTGTGTGCGGCTGAAATATTAGTTGAGTGCTTTGGAATGAAAAAAGGGTACATAAGAAATTCAGACAGCATGGAGATTAACGGAATACTGGAAACTATAAAGGGCTGGGAGCGGATAAGGCATCCCCTGAAATACGGCGATTACGGACAGCAGAGGGGATTTAAAAAGGTGGAAAAATAAACCGACTACAAAAACTACAATCTTTTTGGAACTTTTTAAAATTAAAGGCTGTAAAGAGAAAATCCGACTACAAACTCCGACTACAAAGTACCCAAAAAACTACAAAGTGGTTAATTTCTAAGGAAACTCTAAAAAATGGCACTTTGTAGTTTGTTTGGCACTTTGTAGTTGACTTTGTAGTCGCTGAAACCCTTTATTAATAGTACTTAGAATATATTTAACTACAAAAACTACAATCTTTTCTATATAGAGTATAAAATAAAGGAATTAAAGAGATTAAAGGGTATAAATACGCGTATATGGAGTATATAAATCCTTTATTTAACAGTCTCTATACGCGCGTGTGAAAAGTTTGTAGTTCTATAAAAATTTGGAGGTAGAAATGTCAGAAAAAGAAATCGAAATTTACCTAGTTAGAAAAATAAAAAATAAAAAAGGAATTGCATATAAATTTACAAGCCCTGGAAACTCAGGAGTGCCAGACAGGATATGCATGCTTCCGAACGGAAAATTATTCTTTGTCGAACTGAAATCTCCCGGAAAGAAGCCGAGAGCCCTGCAGGTAAACCAGATTAGAAAAATAACTAATTTGGGACAGAGAGTTTATGTGGTTGATTCCAAAGAAATGGTAGATAGTATATTGGAAGATGAACTGTTTAATTGGAAGGAGGAGTAAATGGAGTTCAAGGCACACAACTATCAGAAATACTGCATTGAGAAAGTTCTCGGGTCACCAAATGTTGGGCTGTTACTTGATATGGGGCTGGGGAAGACAATCATAACGCTTACGGCAATTGATGAACTTAAATTTAACAGGTTTGAGGTTGACAGAGTCCTGATAATAGCGCCAAAGAAGGTTGCCGAAAGCACGTGGCTTAATGAAGCGGAAAAATGGGATCATCTGAAGTACTTAAAATTTTCAAGAGTGCTGGGTTCGGAGAAGAAAAGAATAACGGCACTGAATACGCCTGCAGACATCTACGTGATAAACCGTGAAAACGTCCAGTGGCTTGTTGAATACTACAAAAATGACTGGCCTTTTGACATGGTTGTAATTGATGAATTTTCAAGTTTTAAGAATCACGCAAGCAAAAGATTCAAGGCATTGAAACTTGTACTTGGAAAAATAGACAGGGTTGTAGGGCTTACAGGAACGCCAGCACCAAACGGGCTAAAAGATATTTGGGCACAAATATACCTGCTGGACAAGGGAGAAAGACTTGGAAAGAACATAACGGCTTTTCGTGAGAGATATTTTAATTATTCAAAATATGGCGGGAATCCTTTTGGGGAATATGAGCTGAAGGAAGGTTCAGACAAGTCAATCATGAACAAGATAAGCGATATATGTGTTTCGATGAAGGCGGAAGACTATCTGGAACTTCCAGACATAACATACAATACAATACCGGTTGAACTTGACAGCAAGTCAAGAAAGCAGTATGAAGAACTTGAGAAACAGATGATTTTGGAACTGAACGAGTCCGAAGAAATATCAGTTGCCAGTGTGGCGGCGTTGACTGGAAAACTATTACAGCTTTCAAATGGGGCCATTTACGATGAAGAGCGTAAAGTGCATAAAATTCATAACTGCAAGATTGAACGTTTTACGGAACTTATAGAAGAGCTTAATGGAAAACCTGCTTTAGTATTTTACAGCTTTCAGCATGACATGGAAAGGATAAAAAAGGCATTGGCAAAATCAAAGTTAAGAGTAAGGCAGCTTAAAACCCCAGAGGACGAAAAGGACTGGAACAGTGGAAAAATTGACATACTTCTGGCACATCCGGCAAGTGCGGCATACGGCTTAAACCTTCAGGACGGCGGAAACCACGTAATATGGTTTGGGCTCAACTGGAGTCTGGAACTTTACCAGCAGGCAAATAAAAGGCTTCACAGGCAGGGACAGAAGGAAAAGGTTATAATCCACCACCTTGTGACACAGGACACAAGGGACGAGGATGTAATGAAAGCCCTGCAGAGCAAAGGAGATGTTCAGGAAGGACTTTTACAAAGCCTGAAGGCAAGAATAGAAAAATATAGAAAGTGAGAATGGAATGAAAACATTACTGGTAAATTTATTGAAGAAAAACAGAATGGGAGACCTTAAATTGAGAAGAAAATACGAAATAAACGAACCGATGTACCACATAATAACTGGAAGATTAGAAGTTTATGATACATTACTTGACATACTAGAGGAGGAACATGATGATTAACGAAAAAATAGGAAACAATATAAAAAAATGGAGAAAATTAAAAAACTAACTCAACAAGAATTAGGTGAAAAGATTGATAAAACTTTGTCATCAATACAAAAATATGAAAAGGGAAACGTAATGATTCCCATAGATGTATTAAGTAACATCGCTAAAGCCCTTAATATTGGGATTGACGATTTACTATTTGACATGGTAGAGAGTAGCGAAAATGTAAAAGAAGAGGCGTTAAAAGAATTTGATATAAAGGAACTGCTAAAAAGACAAGCAATGTTAGATGAAAAATTTGATAAAAAGAAAACTACCAAAGTAAGAACAATCAAAGGTATTCAGGTTGCATTGATAACAGAAATCGGAGAATTGTCTCAAGAACTTAAAAGTAAATGGAACTACTGGAAAAACAGCACTGGAAAACTTAATAAATCAAAGGTGTTGGAAGAACTATCTGATGTATTGCATT